TACAGGGTTTAACCAATTTTTTCGGATAGCACTCTTCCACATGACAATGGAAGGGTACTATAAAACAAATTTTGCCTTGATGCAGCACCATAAATACAATTTGAGTGAAATTGAGAATATGATGCCTTGGGAAAGACAAGTTTATACTAGTCTTCTCATGCAATACCTAGAACAGGTTAAACAAGAACAAGAAAAAGCAGCAAAACAGTAATGGCACACGGTTTTCTATCCTACGACCCAGTAAAAGGCGAAAGTCCTTTGGCCAATTGGCTGCAGAAGAAGCTTGAGAAAAAGATTGAGACGGAAGGACAGAAACTATGGAATAACTTCCAAAAGAAATTTGCTGGTTTATTTAATAATAAGAGAGATACTACTTATAGAGGGTTAGGTAAGGGTAGGTTAGATGTAACAGGACCACAGGATCCTATTGGTGGTGGTTTGTTATCAGGATCACAAAACAGACCTCTTTTGGGTGGTGGTAAAGGTGGTCTTACTAAATTAAATGAAAAAAGGATTGTAGTAGGTGAGAATCCTACTAACATTGATGAGAAAGAAAACAATTACAATAATACAACAGATCCAGATGCACCAAGGTCTAGAAAGGGTGGTACTTTTATCAATATGGCTGGTGGTGGACCATTAAGTGCTGATAATTTCTTCTTAAAAGCAACTAGTGGTGTTAGTGATTCTGGAGAATATCTAACAAAATCACAGAGAGTTGCTGATTTCCAAAAATCTCGTGGTATGCGAGATTCTTCTGATTCTGGTGCAGAGATCGTTGCTGCAATGAATAGGAATACAGCAGCAATTGTAGAATTAGTAGACGTTACTGGAGATCAGATAAAGAATGATACCAATCTATCTCAAGAGTCTATACAAGCACAAGAAACTCTTTTAAATCGTCAATTAGCAAGACAAGAAGAAAAATCATTAGAGGGAGGAAATAAGTTATCTAGTTTCTTATCACCAACAGACTTGAAAAAGAAATCTCAAGGTGGTGGACTTGGTGGACTACTTGGTGGTGGATTAAACCTTTTAGGTACTGGTTTAGACTTAATGAATCTTCGCCGTCCTAATATAACTGGAAATAGAATTAGAAACTCTAAAAATCCATTAAAGAAATTTAAAAATCCATTCAAGAGATTTAATAGACCTAATGTTACGTCAAATGTTAAAAATATTAAACCTAAGGGTTTTAAAGGTTTAAAACTTCCCAAATTACCAAACTTTAAACCTAAAGGTCTTAAACTGCCCCAAATGCCAAAGGGATTGTCATTACCTAAAGGATTGTCATTACCGAAAGGATTTAAACCACCTAAAGGTTTGTTGAACATGGGCAAAGGAAATGCCGTTGTTAATACACTATTTGCTGGCATGGAGTTTGCTGGTAGAAAATCAGAAGGTCAGACTAATTTACAAGCAGGTATAGGTACTGGTGGATCTGTTGCTGGTGGTCTTGGTGGTGCTGCACTTGGAGCAAAGGGTGGTGCAGCTGCTGGTGCTGCTATTGGTGCTTTGTTTGGTGGAGTTGGTGCAGTACCTGGTGCTGCTATTGGTGGTATCCTTGGTGGATTACTTGGTGGTTTTGGTGGAGCAACTCTAGGTGGTGGTATTGCTGATAGTGCAACTGGTGCTAATAAAGAAAATGGTGGTGGATGGTTTGGTGGTTTATTTGGTGGTAAGAAAGATGTTGCTGAAACTAGTAACGATGGTGGATTAACAGATACTGCATTTGGTGGAGAGTCTAAAAATGACCCTAAAGCTGATGCATTGACGAAGGTTATCGAAAAAAGCACTAATGCTAGTAGTATAAAAGAAACTCTTAAGATGGGTGAAGCACCAAGTAAAGAGTTTATGGATAAAACTAGAAATACACAGATTAGTAAACTAAAGTTCCTTCAAAAGAGAGCTGCTTCCCCAGAAGCTAAAGCAGAATATCAAAAACAAATAGATAATCTTAAGGCAGGTGGAGATGGTGGAACATATGTCAATAGTAATAGTTCCAGCAAAGCATCAACCACTATTACTGATATGGGAAATATTTCCAATGTATCTTCCAATTCTTCTACTCCATTCATGGCAACATCTGCAACACCAGATAATTCAAATCAGGTACTTGCATCATCTGCATCAGTTTCTATGAATGAAAAACAGGGTGGTGGTAATACTGTTGTTAATAATTACTATTCTGGTGGTGGTGGAGAACAACAAGGTGTTAATCCTAATGGGGTTAGTGCTGGAATTAGTATGAGTGGTACTGGAACAGAAATGTATCAAAAAGTCAATATTGCTAACTTATGACAAAAGAATTCCAAAATATTACTGATTTTTCTCTTAGAAGTGTTTCCATTACTTCTGTTGGTAGTAATAATGCATATGAGATTAAACAGATGGTCAATACATTCTCTTATGTTGAGAGTTTAAATAGTCCATTTGTTGCTGCTACACTTACTATTGCTGATAGTGCTGGATTATTGAACGATCTACCTATTCAAGGTGGAGAGACTGTTAGAGTCATTGTTGAGACTAGTTCTTCTGATGATCCAGTTGTATATGATCTAATAGTATGGAAGATTGGCAATCGTTATGCTAAGAATCAAACTCAAGCATATACTTTGGGTTTGATTTCAGAAGAAGCATTGAATAATGAATATACTAGATTGATTAAACCCTTAAACGGAACTGGTGATTCTATCATTATAGAAATGTTAAATGAGTTGGGTACTAAAAAAGAAATATTTTCCGAACCAACAGAATTCAAATTTAAGTTTCTTCCTAATAATAGAAGACCTTTTGATATTGCCTCTACTATTGCAGTCAAATCTATTGCAAGAGGTGGAAAGATAAGTGGTACGACTAAATCTAAGAATGAAAGACAAAAGGTTACTGGTAGTGCTGGATTCTTCTTTTATGAGACTAAGAGAGGATATAATTTCTTTTCAGTAGACAAATTACTAGCAAAGAATGATCAGGACACTTGGGGAGAATATATTGAGAAACCAGCAAATCAGTCTGATGGTGCTGATGATAGGTTTACTATATCACAGGCAGTATTTAAGTCTGAAGTAGATGTCATGAAATCATTGAGGAAAGGTAAATATTCTTCTTTGATGGTATTTTTCAATCATTCTACTGGACAATATCACGAATTCATGTATAGTCTAGAGGATGCTTATAAAACCATGCCTCACCTAGGATCTCAAAATACACCATCAGTCATTAAAACAGCAGATGCTGACAGAACGGTGTCTGACTACCCAACTCGGATTATATCTAGTATACTGGATCATGAATCGTGGTACAATGATCCCGATATTGCTTCATACGATGAAGAAGACGGAGCAGAAAATCCAAGTGAATTTTGTGACTTTCACAAACACTATGCTGCTCAGTCTCTTATGCGTTATGAATTGCTTAGGAATCAGTTAGCTGAAATTGTAATTCCTGGTAATTCAGGAATATGTGCAGGTGACAAGATTGATATCAAACTTGTTAATAAAGTACCAACAGTACAAGCGAGCGGTGAACCATATGATCAAGAAAGTAGTGGAGTCTACTTGATTGAGGAAGTCACACATACTTACAATTCTACTGAATCTACCAATGGAAGATTCGTGACTACACTAAGGTTAGCGAGAGATTCTCACGGTGACATAGATTCCAACCACGGCACTAAATAAAAACAGAGGTAACTATCTACTATGAAAAGCATAGAAGACCACATACAAAAAGACCAAGAGATCTTACAAGATCCTACAACTAATCCACAGATGCGTCGTCATATTGAAGGCGAATTGCATGACTTAGAAGATTATGTTTCTCATCATGCATCAGAGATTAAAGCAGGAGACCATCACGATCCTAACACAATAGAACTATGGTGTGATCAGCATCCAGACGAGCCTGAGTGCTTAGTCTATGATGATTAATTAATATGGATCAGGTATTATCAAATTTAATACCTTCCCAAAGGATTGGACAAGATGGTTTCCAATGGTGGGTCGGTCAAATTGAAGGAACCGCTTCTGATGAACAGAACAACAAAGGCGGTTACAGATTCAAGGTAAGGATTGTCGGGGATCATCCTGGCGATCCTGAAATCCTTGGGACTGATGATTTGCCATGGGCAACTGTGATGATGCCTGTTACAGCACCATTTATTCCTGGTAATTGTGGTGGAGCACACCCACAACTAGAGATTGGTTGTTGGGTGATGGGGTTCTATATTGATACTACTGAGAAACAAAAACCCATTATCATGGGTTCTATTGGACAAACTCCTGGTGCAACTAAAGTCTTTGTAGAAAGGACACCAGAAACAAAACCGTTTACTACAGCAGTTGGACAACTTAATATACAGAAGGTTGGTAAACCAATTCAAAAAGGAACAGATAAGAACACTGCTACTGGTGGACTATCTGATGGAACAAAAGATGGAGACGGTAATGAGAGGGTAGGAGTACCACCAGCAAAGATTGCACCATTGAAGAATGGTCTACCACAATCAGAGGATTGGTGTCAAGGTAAAGCAGAGAAATGTGATGAAGAAGATATGATGTCATCGATGACAAATATCATGGGAGAATTTCTTGCTGCAGTACAGGCTAATAATGGTAATGTTGGAACTTATCTTGTTAACGAAGCAACTGGTGAGTTCTATGATAGTATTAGCATAGCAAGAGGTTATGTTAATAAGGCAATGACTGTTGTTAATGAGTTTGTTGCTAGGATAAAGGGATTTGTTATTGAGACTATTAGTAAAGCAGTAAAAAATCTTATCAAAGCATTATTACACCCTTCAGATACTGGTAATGCATTGACACCTGTTACTGAGTTCTTTAATAACCTGCTAAAGCAACTGGGTTGTTCTATTGCTGATCTTGGTGACAGATTGGAAGCATGGTTAACCAATGTTCTAATGAGTCTAATCCAACAGGTCTATCAGTCTGTTGCATGTCAGGTTGATGCATTAGTTAATGGTATCATGTCTAAGATCAATTCATTGATGACTGAATTACTAAGTTCAATTTTAGGTCCATTGCAATCTATTCTTGGTGCTATAGCAAAACCACTTGATATGATCGGTCAAGCAATCAATAAGGTATTAAGTCTTCTAGGAATTACTTGCTCAGGACCAGACAGATCATGTAGTGATACTAAACAGGTCTGTACTAATGGAGGATCAACACCAAAAGAGGAAGGTGACTTCTTAGATAATCTACTTGATAGTATTGATAATTTATTTCCATCAACAGGTGCTGATTATACTCAGTATGTTTGTGGTGATGCATTCAAAGGTAAGAGTTTAAGTATCACAACTGTAGGATTTACTGGTGGTGTTCCTAAAGGTGGAACATATACTGGTAGTATTCCAGACTCAACGACACCAGAGGCTGGTGATAATAAAGGTGTTAAGCAAGATAAGAGAATTGTATATGATATTCAAGATATAACTGTAAATGAAGGTGATATTGCACGTTTCAGGGTAACTCGTAGTGGATATAGAGAAGTAGCATCGTCAGTTACATTCAAGACTTTAAAATATCAGGGAACTGCTGAAGAGAATACTGATTATCTTCCTGTTGATGATATTGTAGGATTCGCACCAGGTGAAATGTTTAAGGATATTCAAGTAAGAACTCTTACATCAGTTGAGCGTGAACAAGATGAAGAGTTTATGGTTCTTATTAGAAAGAACACACCAATGGAAGGTTCTGATGTTCAGACAAGATTTAAGAAGAATGTTGCTATTTGTACTATTACAGAACAGGCATTAAAGGATAACAGAAATCCATATCGATCACCAAATAATAATCCATTCAGTGATATTGGAGAAACATTTACAGAAGAAGTGACTGGTACTCCTACAGATGTTATTACTGATGATGGTGGTGAAGATCTTGATGATGATAATATTGATGATAACACTGGACTCCCATTAGAACCTCAAGTCAGTGTTACTGCTGATAGAAATACATGTCCAGAGGGTGAGTTTATTAGGTATGATATCTTCACTAAAAATATTGATAATGGAAGTAGATTATACTTCACGTTAACTGGTAATGGTATTGATGCTGATGATATTATTGGTGGCAGTACAACTGGTAGTTTTACTATCAATAATAATCAAGGTTCTGCAACAGTTGGTATAGAAGAAGATGGAGTTGTAGAAGATGCAGAAATTTTAAGGTTTACTGTTAATGGAACTGGTGCTTTCGTTGATGTTATTATTACTACTCCCACTGAGGATTTTGATGAGGGTGTTGGAGATGATCCTTCTACAGTAACTGTTCCATTTACTCAACCATTTGTTAGCACACCAGATATTATTACTGATGATAATGGTGGCATCATTGATATTCCTGTATCTAATCCTGGTTCACCATGGGCAGAACCACCATATGTTTTCATTGTTGGTGAGGGTATTGGTGCAACAGGAACTGCTCTACTAGATCAAGATGGATTTTTAACTGAGATTAGAATTAAATCTCCTGGATATGGATATAAGAAGAACTTACAGGATGATAACCAAAAGAGATGTATCGTTGATACTTACACAGTAATAAGACCAGGTGCAGGATATACTTCAAAACCAACCATCTATGTTGATGGTGTCAAAGATGCTGCAGAAGCAATCATTGATCCTGAGACTGGATTTGTTATTGGTGCTAGACCACTTGATAAAGTAACTACCTATAATAGATTCCCTGAGATTATTATTGTAGGTGGAGGAGGTTATGGTGCTAAATTACTCCCATCACTAGCATGTCTAGATACTCCAACACTTGCTAATATTGGTTCTACTAAGATTGGAACTGGTCGTTACGTTGATTGCCCATAATGACTAAACCTGCATCTCAATACGCAACTACGATTGCAAAACCCACAACTCCAGATGAAACACAGGAGTTAACTGATAATCCTAAATTTTTAACATGGCATAAAGGATGTTTGACAAAATCAGAGATATATGAGAGACTATTACCAGATGGTGTATCTGGTGCATTACGCATAGATGGACCAGATGCCAGTTCAATAGTCCAAGATAGTCTAGGATGCATTAAACTTATTACAGGTCAAAGAAACAAAGAGAAGGGACCTGGTAGTGGTAAACTATGTGTTCATACTTGGGGTTATCAAGCAAAGCATGAATATAGATCTGATCTAGAGTTCATGGCAGGTGATGATAAAGAAGGTCAAGCATTAAACGTTCTGGTTGAGGGTGATTATGTTGAACAAACCAAAGGTGGTGAAAGATTCATCCGAGCACAGAAGATTATTATAGAAGCATCCGAAGAATTATTACTGATTGGTAAAACTCAGGTTAATATCCAATCAGGAACTGATGGCGGTGGTGCTATATACATGAATGCTGGTACTATTGAAAGAGTTACCGATAACGATAAGGAGATTATTACTGGTCAGAAGATGACATTTGGTGTCAGTGAACAAACTGCTATCCAATTTGATCCTAGAGGATCACAAAATATTGTTTCTCCAGGTCACGTCAACCACTCAATTATGGGTGACTATAAACAGTGGATTGGTGGTATAGAGCAACATATTGTTGCTGGTGGTGTACCAGTACCACCATTGATCAAAGCAAGAGACTCAGCATACTCTGTCAAAACTGTTATTGGTGGACAGAAGTATACCTCTGCAGACTTTATTGACAGCACAGCAGGATTGAATTACTCAGTTACTGCAGGTGGTGCTGCAAATATCACTGCTGCTGGTACAGTCAACATTACAGGTGCATTAATTTTACTTAATTAAAAACTATGATTTTTTGGATTGGATTCTTCGTCATGTTCTTCAATGAAGGATTTGTTATGATGAGACACGTATCACCTTTGTTCGCAAGACAAAGAGATAAATTTATTAAAAAGTATGGTGCTAATGTATGGTATAGATTCCATGGCACACTTGATTATACTTGGATGGGACTCGTGACTATTGGTTTAATAGTAAACTCAAGTAGAATACTACACATAATGGCATTGATAACCTTCTGGACATTATCTTTCATAATATTTTACTTACCTCGCTGGATTACACGCAAATGAACGACCTCACCGTCACAATATACTTGATAATGTTCGTTAGTCTCATGGGAGCAACATTTGCATTCATGTATACTATGATGGTATCAACACTTAAAGATTTTAATGAAGTCAATAATCCCAGAAGACGTAGAGAGAAAACCGTATTACCAGCACCTCACCCTGAGATGGAAGGAGTTGCTTATGGAGAGGAATTGCTAGTATTCAGAAGCGAAGACGATGATTCAGACGATGATTGATAAGTAAAACTTATGACAATGGTAAGATATACTCATTGACCAACTGGCACAAGCCCCCTTGATTTTTGGGTAAATGTATCATAAATTACTTTTATAGCAGCAGAGAATAGTATCAAGTCTTTTAATAAATCACTTGACGCCCTCTGCATCATATGCTATAATTTTCAAGCAATCGAGAAATCGGTTCTCCATCTGCGGGTAATCACTCCGCAAGTAAATTACAAGGTAAAAACAAACATGTCTATCAAATCAACAATCGCTGCAATAGCAGCATCTCCATTCCTTCTCGCTGGTGCAGCTTTTGCTGGTCCTTACGTGAATGTTGAAGCTAACTCTGGTTGGACTGGTACAAATTATACTGGTACTAACACAGACCTTCACATTGGTTGGGATGGTTCTCTTGGCGAAACTGCTTCATACTACGTACAAGGCGGTGCAACTGTAACAGCTCCTGATGGTGCTGATGGTGATACAGTTCCTTCTGGTAAGGCAGGTATCGGTGCAAGTCTAACTGAAGGACTTGGTGCATACGGTGAAGTTTCTTTCGTTGGATCAGGCGTAGAGAACGTTGACCGTGGATACGGTGCTAAAGCAGGACTTAAGTACAGCTTCTAAGTTGCACACTTCAGTCTAATTTGATATAATAACAGGGAGTCTTCGGACTCCCTTTTTTATTCTAAATATTTGGGAATTGAATTCTAATATGCTATCAACTCAATACCGCCTTCGCTTAGAAGGCATATGCAAAGACATTGCTTCTGGCAGTGAAGTAAGTATAGATGATATGATATGGGCACAGAAATTAGCAAAATCAAATACTTCAGCAAGAGGTATGTTAAATCAAGCAAGAAGATTAAGTACAGATCCAACAGATTCTTTTCTGAATAACTTGAATATTGGAGACCCCGATTCAAGTAATCACCGTAGGGGTTTCGGATCTCCAGAAGATGTGGTAGACTGGTTCCACCAAGAAAGATCTGACGATTGGAGACAGAGAGACTAATGCCAACACAATCCGAATTAATGCATTATCGCTTACAGGCGATGATACGTGAATACAATTTTCCCGAACTTCAGTATCTGGGTGTTAAACCAGATAGTATTGGTGTGGATCAACACTGGTATAGTATTAATGGTAATCCTGTTCCTGTTGATGCAATAACTGAACTAGAGGATGTCGAGGAGATAGAAGATACTTGACAATATAGATAAAATTGGGTAAAATGGATGCACGACCACAGAATCGTTATGCACTTACTTTTACCCATCATCTGTATTATTCTAATTAGTACAGCAATTGTTTACTCTGTTATTCAAAAGTATGACCCTCACTAAAACCGTAGAAGAGTCTTTAAGAGACGCACAATCACATATGCGTAATGCATTAGCATTCGCTGCAAGGAGTGAGAAACCTTATGTTAGTAAGCACATTGCTGATATGCTTGCTGGTATAGATAATCTCATCGATTCATCATTTTTACTTGATACACTAGAGGAATACAACAATGAAGAAGACATTCACTAAAATTGATAAGAAAGGTCGTGAGGAGACATGGGAGTGGGAAGAGACTCCTGAATTAAAAGAGTACATCAAAAGAACAATGAAATCTAAGGTTTATCCCAAACCTATTCGTAAATGAAGCATATTGAATTTCCTAACTACGGATTTATCTTTGATGAAATGCCTGATAGTGTTGTAAAGAAAGTTCGTAGTTTATGTTCAGCAGCAAAAGACTTTGGTAAATCTCAGAATGATAAACTTGCTGGACAGTTAGAGGAAGAGTGGTATATTAATCCTAAATTAATTGATCAGGAAGTTAGAGAGTATATTCTACAAAACGTTCGTGATTATACTGAACGTTGGAATTATCTTGACTCTATGAGGGTAAACACTTCAGATCGTGTTATTGATATTGGTACCATGTGGGTTAATTATCAAAAGAAAACAGAGTTTAATCCAATCCATTATCATGATGGTGTGTTTAGTTTTGTTATGTGGATTGATATTCCTTTTTCATATGAGGAAGAGGGACAGATACCACTTGCAAAGAAATCTAATAAAGCACAGTGTGGTAAGTTTCAGTTCCACTATATTAACATGTTAGGTGGGATAACTAATCATGCTGTAGAAGCAAAGGTAGGTGATTTTGCTTTGTTCCCTGCTGGTTTAAATCATTCTGTATCTCCATTTTACACATCAGATGGATACAGAATTTCTGTCTCAGGCAATTTATATTATATTACTTAGTTAAATATTACCAAGCGAAACTTTGGCAATGGGTAATTTTAACAGGTATAGGGTCAGTAAAAAACATGTCTTTGTTGACAACGATCCAGTTTTGATGTATTATGTAGAGAACATACCATTCGCCTTTGATTCCCTTGAAAAGGATCAGAGAGAAGATAAGTGGGTGTTATCTGAAGCAGCAATCAATGAAAGTTATACCTTAGATGATATTCTTAGGTTCTCTGATTACTTGGCTGCTGAAGAATGTCATCCAGTATTGTTTGACTTAGACCTAATTAACCCTGAAGTATTACCTGATGAACACTTTTCTTGAATTATTTGAAGGCACTTTTGCTAACAGACGTCAAGCACAGAGTCATCCTACTCGTTATGCACACATTCGTGTTACACATCGTAGAGTTAAAGACAACAGGTTTTATGGTGAGCAAGCATACAATTATCTTTTGAATCGTCCTTACAGACAATTTGTTATTGACGTAATTGATGAGGGTGAATTCATTCGCCTTAAAAATTATGAGATTGTAAACCCCAGTTTATATGTTGGGTGTCAAAATCTAGAAAACCTTACCGATGATGTTTTAACATATCGAGAAGGTTGTGATCATATTATGAAACAAACGGGAAAGTATTCCTTTGAAGGTAAGAACGATGGATGTGAATGTTATGTTCAACGTGGTGCCCAAAAGACCTATGTTGCGAATGAAGTAAAACTCTCTAAAGAGCATTACAGTGTTTTAGACAGAGGTCTCCACGTTGATAATCATACGAAAGTATGGGGATCTGATTGGGGTCCATTTAATTTTACTAGACAAGATGCTTCCGTACAATCTTAAAGAAACCTATCAGATCACTCCTAACGCAGAAGCAGCGGAGTTCATTCAAGCAGAAGTACAAGACTATTTTGGTTATGAACAGAAATCAAAACGAGAAAAGTATGCTGATGTTTGGATCACCAAGAATGAAGGTATCAATGTAAAAACTGATAACCTTCTATCACAACAGAACAAAGGTCGTCTCTGTACTGCTGAAGTTAATCAGTGGTTGAGGGATCCAAGTAACAATCTTAAGTTCTTGTTTATTGAATACAGGAATGAAGATGGACTACTCACTTTGGTATCAACTCAAGAAGTTTATATCGAGGAGGTAGTTTATGAAATTTGTAATCAGGGTCGTGGTCTCCTACAACCCAAAAGAAATAAAGAAGGTAAGGTCATTCTAAGAGATCGTATTAGTAGAGATGAGTGGATGGAAGAGTTTAAGGTTAAATACTCTGAGTTTGTGGGCAAGCAGATTGCACGATTCAGAAAATACGAATCAGAATGGTGTTGACATTATTTTTCTTTATGGTATAATACTACAGTACACAATACAAAACTATGGCTAAAGGACCAACCACAAGCGTTTCCAATGCTAAACTACATCACTTGCTAAAAATAGCAGACACTTACTGTATCAAAGCAGAGAAGGGTGAGTGGGAAGTTGAAAAAGGAACCTACCAAGCGATTAAAAGAGCAGTAGATCATGTCAAGACAGAGATGTTTAAGCAAGGTCGTCAGAGAAAGAGAACCATGAACATCAATTATATTGCTGATGAGGAAAGAAGATCAATGGTCAGCAGATTAAACACAGAAGATTAATTAAATTTAAAAAGGGGGTTGACACCCTCTTTTTTTATGCTATGATATTAGAGTCTTACATATACAAACATATGACAACTCGTGATGAAGCAGAATTTCTTACAGATCAATACTTATACCATGCGGTACAAAGTGTTGATGCTAGACTTGGTGAGGGTTATGCAAGAAAGAATCCTCAGTTAGTATCTACTATGGTGTCTCTTACCGCAACAGAACATCAACGAATCCTGACACTTGATGATTAAATTAAAAAGGGGGTTGACACCCTCTTTTTTTATGCTATAATATATTTGTTGAATCGACGGGTTCGACAAGGGTGTGACAGAATAACGCTTGTGGAGGCACGGCGTATTGTATATTAGGACAGGGGTGGTGCCCGCTGCGTATCGCAGAACCTTTACCATAGGGTCCGAAAGTCTGAGAGTCCTACTATTCACATTAGTGATTCCCTCTCAGTGAAGGTATAATGTAATCCTTTCACCCACCACACAATTCAGTTAATATCATGGTTACTCTGAGAGAACAACTACACTACATCTACATATGTGTTAGAGAAGTAACCTTGATATGCCTTACAAAAATAAAGAAGAAAATCGTAAATATCAGCGTGAGTGGGCTAGAAAGAATTCAAAGACTCGTAAAGCAAATCAAATTAGTCATAAGAGGAGAAAGCAGATAGTAGAGGATGCAAAGAAGCATTCTTGTATTATATGCAATAAAGATTTTAATCCTGTGGTAATGGATCTTATTCATGTGGATCCAGAACCTCAAAAATATAGTGTATCGAAGTTATTGCAGTATGCTAGTTACAAGACATTGAAGGAAGAAATAGATAAGTGTGCTCCAATATGTTCAAACTGCAATAGATTACTACAGAATGGGTATGTAGAGCTACCCGAACTCGTTGTTATGCCATAGGGTTCAAATCCTCACATAAAGAAATCATAGAACCACACAGTATTTTCAGTTGTTAACTGGTATAAATAAATCCGAGGATAAAGTATAGAAGTAGGTCATGCCATTAACACGTTTGGATAATCTTATCAGCAGTAAAACTGGTAAGTATCTTTATGTTTCACCTGATGATTTTAACGCAACGGATGCGTTATCAAACAGAGGTAATTCACCTGTAACACCATTTAAGAGTATTCAGAGAGCATTCCTAGAGATTGCAAGATACTCTTATCTACCTGGTTCAAACAATGATAGGTTTGACCAGTTCAGTATCATGTTGATGCCTGGCATCCATTATATTGATAACAGACCTGGTCTTACTGATACTACAGGAATCGATGTATTTGGATTTGATCAAGCATCAAATGCATGGACTGATGATAGTATACTTGATATTTCTAATCCTGATAACATACTCTATAAATTTAACAACACTGAAGGTGGTGCCATTATTCCTCGTGGTTCATCACTTGTTGGTTATGACCTAAGAAGAACTGTTGTAAGACCTCTATTCGTTCCTGACCCTACAACAACGGAACGTGAAATTCCTCGCTCTGCAATCTTTAACGTAACTGGTGGTTGTTACTTCTGGCAGTTCACTATTAAAGATGGACAAACATCTGCTGAATCTCCTCTATTCAATTCCGTAGAAGGAACTGGTGAAGTATACTATGATCCTACTGACTTCACTAAGAAAGCAGCACCAAACTATTCTCACCATAAACTAACTGTATTTGAATACGCAGACGCAGAAGAGTTGTCTCTATTCTACAGAAAGATTGCTAAGGGATTCTCATCATATCAACCTACAATCGATGATCCTGGTGAGTTTTCTGCTAGAGTTCAAGAGAACAGAATTGTTGGACCTTTGTCTGACTCTAGAGTCGTTGAATCATTTAAGTTTAATGATGCTACAACTATCCCTAGTATCCCTGCATCTACATCTGAAATTGAAGTAACAACTAAAGTTGACCATGGATATTTTGCTGGTCAATTTATTGCTATTTCTAATACAGAAATTGATAGTGTACTTGAGGGTATCTTCCCCATCAAACGTATTGATGAGAATGATCCTCGTAAGTTTACCTATGAAGTAGCAGAAGTTGTTAGTGCAATTGGTACTGGTATTGCAGCAGGTAATACTATTGATACTGGCACAACACCTGCACTAGGTGGTAACGCACTAGCATTAGCAGAAGTTGACTCTGTTGAATCTGCATCTCCATACGTATTCAACTGCTCCATCAGATCTACATGGGGTATTTGTGGTATCTGGGCAAATGGTTTGAA